GGCTTGTCCTCCACAATGGAGGGGTGAAACTATCTTACTCTTTTTTGATTTGGATATGCATTTTTAAATAACCTATCCATTTTAGCCATTGCAGTTTTGTGACCGGGTTCTTTATTATCTCTATATGATTTAGAGAAGTCCTTGTCACGATAAAGAGACTGAATCTCTTCCTGCGCTGATTGCGGAGACATTTGATTACGACCTAATCCTGTGCCTACTGCAAGTGCTTCTTCTCCTAATAACTGACCTACTTTGGAAAAGGCTTTGATCACTTCAGGGTGATTACCAAAACCAGAACTATCCATTGCATTAGTCAATTCAGGAGTACCAAATTGGGCATAAGCTCTTCGGGCATAATCCAGATTACCATCGTAATTCCTCCCCCAATCTCGTTGGAGTCCGATTGTAGTCTGAACTTTTTGATCCTCTATAGCTTGTTCCTCATTTTTGGCATCTTCCTCTTGTAAATCTGAGAAAAGACCTAACAAGTTATCAGCTTGATCCTGAGTTAGATTATTCTGGTGTGCAAATGATTTAAAATCATCTAATACACCTTCATCATCTTCTCCAAAATCATAACCATTTTCTTGTTCTGGTCTTCCTATTTGGTTGTAAAAACTATCCCAGCTTTCCCCTTCTTGTGGAACGGAGATGAGATTGTCCGGGTTTCCTCCTATCATTTTGACTGCATTAACGTAGGACTTAGCAAGTTTGTCTACAGAGTCAAATGTTTGGAGACTAGGTTCATCCCTTAAGCCTACTGGCATAGAGGATGCGTTAAATTGAATAGTAGAATCTATTTCAGCTTGCCCTGAATCTTCTACAGGAGCTATTTCTTCTGCCATATTTCTTTATTGTTAAGGTTATGCTCGTCTTTCTACGCGAGCCTGTTCCTGCATGTCAATTCTTTTTCTAATGGCCTCCAAATCTGCACCAACGAGATTAATAATCTCCATTACTACAGTTCTTTGACCTTCCTGCCATGCAGATGTATAGGGGTCGCCAGCATGTGAAGTTCTAAAGACATAATGTGCATTTGCAAGCATTGCAATGACATCCTGCCCTTCTTCACCACTAAAGACCTCCTTAAAACTCTTACGCTTTCCTTTTTCCTGTAACCATCGTGAAATCATGACATTGGTTTGGCTCTTTCTAACCTAAGAGATTCAGTTTTAGCATTTGATTGATTTATTTCTGCGGCAACTTGTGCTTGTTGCATTTGAGCTTGTTCTTGTTGTTGCTTCTGTTGTTCTGCAATCATTGCATCAACTTCATCTTTTGTTCTAAGGTTAGATGTTGGTATTTGCAGGACTTCCGCAGTATTAGCCAGTATTTGCTGAGTATTAAAGTACATTGGTATAGTTTGGTCAATTTGAGCAAGTGGCATAATCATCTCAAATAACTGATTCATAGAACTTATTTCTCCTGAACGCATAGAAATAGATACAGGGTTCATATATTCTATTTTAAAATTGTTTTCCATCTCTTGAGGCATTTCAGGTAGTTGATATGACCTCATTAATACATTAATTGTTCTTCTTATTAATGGATCAAGAAATTCTGCTTCTTGCCTTGCTAAAATAGGCCCAAGTATAGGCATCTTCTGTCTCATACGAGCAGATACTTCTGTAGCACTAAACCGCATTACATCCCCATCTGGAGCAACAGGACCGGGTAGTTCTAGTAGGTCTAAGAAATAACCCTCCCTAATTGCGGCAGTACATTTTGCATTTAATTTCTCTGCATAATCAGGTCTTGCACTTGAAGGAACCTCAAATATCATATCTTTACCCCCTAGCCCGATTGAATAATAATTTATAGCATCCGGGGTGGTATCTAGGGGGTCTAAGAGTCCAGAATCCGGTACAAATAGAGGTGGTGATACCGATTTCTGAACAGCCTTTAAATAAGTCCTGTCAACTTCAGTAATAAGCCTAATATCAGGCATTATTTCCCAAGTCGGCCCTCTTCCATAAATTTCCCTGTCTGATCGTTCCCATCTGGCACATATATAAGGCATTTCTTCATATCCACCAAAATTCAATATCTGCTTTGTGTCTTTCAGGTAATGGATAGATATAAAAGGTTTTACAAATCCTTCTGGAAGAAAGTTTTGTATTGTCCAAGAAGGGAATACTGCATGAACGACATCGAAATCATCCAGCATCTTATCACCAAACCCTTTTTCTACAATCTGTTCTGGTAAAGTTTCTGGATCAAACCTTGATACTAAGTCTTTTGCTGTTTGTTTGTAGTTTCTATAGATTGTATCAATTTCCATTTCACTTCCACTACCCAATATACAATCTGAAAGTGGGAAATTACGGAAACGAGGCCCAAATCCCGGCTGATCTTCTACAAAGACAATACCTGTGCCAAATGAACCAGCTTCTAAATAATATTGGAAAACAGCACTTTGAAAATTAGATGCTGGTCTAGAAATATGATGTTTTATTACATTACTGGCCTCATCTAACCACAAAGCAACATTACGATTTTTATCTAATTGTCCAATACCTGTAGTCAATTGAAACCATTCTGCACCCATTGGCGTAAATACATTATGGATGTTTGATGCAAAGCGTTTTAATAATCGCATTGCTGTACCTTCAAACGCCATTCCCATTCTATTATCACCTTTAGAATGAGTCGTAGTAAAATCAGAGCGATGAGGAAGGACATATTCTGCCATTTCCTGCCACTCACGTTCCCACACTCTGCGGTTGTTTTTTAGTTTCTCATGGTGTCTGTCAATTACAGCACCTAACTCTGTGTTTTGCTCTGCCATATATTTTAAGAAGTTAAGATGCTACTACCCCTAGAACCAGTCAGATTCATTTGTCCTCTTGATTCTTGGCCTTTTCTTTTTTTACCATATCCCCCACCAGTTGTTCCAGAAGAAGATTGACCACTTCCAAAAGTAAGATTTCTTGGGTCATCAGATGAAATAGTCTCATCTCCCATTTCTGGTAATGGACTTCCACCTACTCCAGTTCCCGGGGTTGATGTAGCTCCCGGAGAACCCGGTGTCTCAGCCCCTTGCTCGTTACCTTGTGCATCATAAATAGGACGACCTGATGAATCTACTTGTACTCCATTTTTGAAATAAAAACCATTATCATCTCTACTGTCCCATAATTTTTCAACTTCCCATTCCCCTGTTTCTTGGTTATAAGTTCTCTTTGGTCTTATTGCCATATTATTACCTTATTAAGATGTTAGAATACTTCTATTACGACCAGAAGTTAAATTCATCTGTCCTCTTGATTGTTCTGCTTTTCTTTTCTTTCCGTAACCTCCACCTTCTGATGAAGAGCCAGCCATTAATGATCCTCCAGCTAATTCATTTGGTGTTGTATCGGTTGGTCCTACTGAAATAGCATCTTCACCAATTGAAGAACTCCATTGCTCTTGAGTCTGATTCCTTTTCTTACCAGTTTCAGGGTCTATATATGAGTTAAGTTCAGATGTAAAACCCGGGTCATCTTCTACTGGCTGGTTTTCAGGGGCATTGTCTTCGGCTATTTCTTCTTCAGTCTTTACCATATTTTCTGCTGTGTTACCTTCTCCATCTTCCCCCATGCCAATTTCATTAAGATGATCTTGAGTTATCTCAGGGTCTTCTCCTGAATCTAGTGATGCATAATAATCTTGTTCTGCCTGACTAGGGCTGTCCGAAGTTAAAATAGACGACTCTTGCTTTTCTTGATATTGCTCAATTGTTTCTTCAAACGATGGAACTTCAGTTTCTCCCGGAGCTAACGAATCAGGCCCAAAATCTGACCAGTCCGGGTCTTTATCCTGTTTTTTTTCAGGGGTCTTCCAACCTCTCTCTTCCTCGCTTCGCCTACCCCATCTATCCAAACCACTACGATTCCGGCGTATCAGACTTTCGTATGACGGTCTACTTGGTCTTCCCATATTGTATCCTTATCTAGAAGTCAATATTGATGCACCTGATGCTGGAGATAAATTTGCGGCCGCTCTGCCTTGTTTCTTTTTCCTTATATTCTGAAGCGCACCCAATTCACCTTCTGGATCAATTTGTGATGCTCTTAATGTTGGGTCTTTAATTGCAGGTTCATCCGGGCTTCCGGTTTTACCTTGTGCAGTTTCGACCATTTCTTTTAAAGTACCACCATAAATAGAATCAGCAAACTGCCCAAGAGACCCTTTAGGCCCTGCTTTAATAGTGTCAGCAGTATATTGCATCTGCCGATATGTTTTATTAGTATCTTCTGCTATTTCTGTAGCCTTTTTCGACCAAGTACCTAAAGTCCCCCCTGAAAATAAACCCATATTTACCTATTATATTAAATTGTTATTAATTTATACATATGCTCTATCATGAGATTCAAAGTGATCATAGTCACTTATAGCCCTTCTAGGCATTTTCTTAGCACGACTCAAAGATGCATATTGCAATGATTGCGATGCATATCTGGTTGCACTCATGAGATCATCATGTGCCTTTATGATCTTACCATCTTTCCTATGATACATCCTAAGTTCTTCAAACCACAACCCTAAATAATTAAATACTTTAAATCTCCCTGTTTGCATTCTTTGTAGCATATCCATAATACCCGGTTCCACAGAGATGCCACCAGTAGGATTTTCAAAGTGTTTATGTGCCATATTAACACCTTGCTTGCGGTATATTTCTGCTAACGGCTTACCTGAACCTTTATCATGTTGTGATCCATCATGAGGCCAGACTACTGGAACCCAATCACCTCTTTCTCTAATTGCCGCAGAATGAACAACTGGTGTCTCAGCAGATTTTCTATAACAGTCATAAACATAAACGGTATCTGTATCTCTATCCCATGCTATCCAGACTGCGGCAGTTGGGTGATCCCATCCAAAATCTATTCCACATAAGCGAGGCCAGTATTCAGGTATAGGAAATGGTTCTATTTTAAGATCATTCTCATCTAATGGGAATACAAGTCCAGAACCTAAAACTGGTATTCCTTTTGAACGCATTGCTCTTTCATGAGGAGGAAGTGCGGCTAATATCTCTTTTTTAACATCCTCATCTAAGTGTATCGCATCATCCCATGTTGCATGATATAAAGCCTGTGACTGCCCAAGTCTTGTCATAAACTGAGTTACAACTTCAGTCATTCCACTTTCAGGAGTAAATGTCATATAGACAATACCTCCACTTTTAAGTGCGGCTCTCAAGGTTTGTGAGTATATATCTTGTGGCGGTTCCTCATCTAACCATGTAACATCTACTGCTTTACCCATCCATTGCATCTTACCCTGCTCATAGGACTTAAAGATCAGCTTAGAGTTCCTGCCTGATACATGCTTTACATTCAAACTCTGGTAAGCATTTGGAACACCGGGCATTCTCAAGGGAGTACCAACTATATATTGCTTTGGTATTGCACCCTTACCAAATTCTTCTTCATCTCCCGGTTCACCCAATAGTTCCGCTTGTACTATATCTCTAGTATTTGCAGTTGTATTACCTGCGGCCCATGCAGTTACAGGTCTAGAGAACCTTGCACCTTGCCACCATTTAGGGTAACGTCCAGTTAAATGAAAAGCCATTTCAGATGCACCGCAAAATGTCTTGCCTGTTTTGTTTGCCGCCATCAAGAGACGTTGCCTCGCAAGGCGACCTGTCATGTCTTTTGCATCATGAAACCGCTTTTGGTATTCATATGGTTCATATTCCAGCAGTCTATTAGTTTCATAGAGATCAGTTATCTTCTCTGCAATCTCAATAGCTTGTTCTGCTTTATTGCTCATATTGGATCATTATACCGTGATTGTTTCTTTCTGGCAAAAGATGGTAATGTATAATTTAAGGCTTCTAATGTAGTAGGATTTCTACCCAAATCTTTTTTGGCTTTTTTATGTGCAACAAAAGGAGTTAGTACAGTTGAGAATGCACTTAAAGCAAAAGGGAAATTACCTTTTCCAACTGGTGTAACTCTCCTGCGTGTTCCTTCCCACCATCCTGTACCTTTGCCCTTTTTACCTCCTAATGGCCCTTTTGCAATCTTAGCTTTAGTTGCTTTTATTTTATCTAATTTAGTAGCTTTAGGGACAGGAACATTCTTTAATCCTGAAGATTGAACAGTAGAAGAACGTGCTGGTGCTGAGGTATCTGAAGGCTGTGCCGCATCAAAAGCAAGCCTGTCTGGTATTTGTTTTGCAAGGTTTCTGGCAACATTATCTAATCTTTTCAGATTTTGTAGTTTCTTTGGTTTATTAGTACCAGCCTTAACTTTTGTCTCTGCTTCAGCCAATCTTTTAAATACTGGAGCAAACTTTTTCATTGTTCGTTTAAGTTCAACTCTGTCCTTTATTGGTTGTTCTTTAATAAGATGACTTGTTGTATGTCTTTCAATACCCTTACCACTTTTAGTTTTATCTTCTCCGTAACCTTTTTCTGTTAGATCAGTTTGATCGGTCAGTTGTTTAAGATTATCTTTTAGTTCAACCTTTCTTGTTACTTCCCTTCCCTGACCTTTATAATCATCAAGTTCTTGATTACTACCAAGTTGAGACATTGAGGATTGGGGATAAGGATTCTTTCTGGCAATTTGAGCATCTGTCATACCACCTGTACGGTTAACAGACACGACTGTAGGCCCGGTGAGAAGAGTGCCTTTGACTCTATATTTATTTGTCTTCTCTATAACTTCGCCAGTTACTTTATTCCTTATAAGTTGATCCCCTCCTCTTCTTCCTGCTCCTGATGTAGAATCTTCGGGTACTCCACCAACTAACCTTCGTCCTCTCCTTCCTCCTCCCCTTCTTCCTATTTTTCCTTTACCTATAACACTTGTATCTTCTACATATGTTTTCTGTTCAAAATCATCAATTGACTTAACTTCTCTCTTAAAGGAAGGTTCCTGACGGATTAATGTTGGTGTACCCTTTTCCCCCTTTGTCATTACACCACCTGATTCCAGATAATCAATACGACCCTGATTTTTCGCAGTAATCATATTAATATTGAGATTTTCTTTAGTCCATTTATCTAAATTCTTTGCATATGTAACACCTGAAGCCTGTCTTTCTGGATTAGTATCGTCTTCTACTTCATCTAGGAGGGACTTGAATTTGGAGGTTTCTTTTGTTTGCTTGCCAATTACTTTACCATCTTTTAATGTACTTCTTGGAAACCTGAGTTTACCGCCACTTGTTTCCTTGCCAATCTCACCATACTTGTTTTTCCAGTAACCAGCATACTTATCTTTTAATGATAGGTTACCTTTTGAATCATAACTGTAATGAACCAAGTTGGGATT